GCATTAGTGGCGGCGAGCAATTCAAAGCCCTTACCGAGCAAGGCGAGGGAGCATTGTTGTCAAGGGCATCTGCCACAGGTGGCTTGCGCGGCGGCAATCTTCAAGGCGCATTGGCTCAGTTTCGCCCACAATTGCTAAACGAATTGATCAACCAGCAATATGGCAGGCTTGGCGGTTTGGCAGCAACAGGCGGCACGGTAGCGCAAAACCTGGCATCAAGTGGACTGAGTGCAACGGGCGAACTTGCAAGGATTGGTCAGGCATCAGCAGCTGGCGTTGGCACGGCTGGATCTCAAACCGGCGCAAACATTGCCAATCTTTTGGGGCAACAAGGTGCAGCTACGGCTGGTGGCATCATGGGGCAAAGCCAAGCGTTTAATTTCCCTGGAATGTTTGGCACTATTGCCAGAGGTCTGCCAACTTTTGCGCCGGCCGTTAGTGACAACGGTTACAGCATTGGCCAGGGCAGCGCTTATGGCGGTCAACGGGCAGGATTTTAATCATGGTTCAACCAATCAACTACCTTCAAAACGTCCAAGACCCGTTTGCACAGGCCGTGCAGGGTTTACAGCTTGGCACTGGCATTGCCAACATCTACGCGCAGCGCGAAGCAGACGAGCAGAAACGTGTTCAGCAAGCATTGGCACAAGCCGAGCAACAAAGATACCAGACTGACATAAGCACATTTTTTACAACGCCACCAGCAGAACGAAAGTACGAAAATTTGGAACGCCTGTTCATAGGCGCTAACAAGCAGCAATTCGATGCGCTACAAGCTGTTGGCAAAACCATGACTGATGAAAAGCTGGCGACGTCAAAACGATTTACTGGTCAAGTGCTTGCGGCTTTGGAGTCAAACCCAGAATCTGCCAAGCAACTGTTACGGCAATATGCAGAAGCAGAGACAGACCCCATGCAAAAAAAGGCATGGCAAGACACGCTCAAGCTAGCTGAAGTTTCACCAGATCAGGCCATTAAAAATGTGGAACTGGTAGGTGGCGCCACCTTTGGAAAAGACTGGTATGAAAGCATTGCCAATGTGCGGAAATCTCGCAGAGAAGAAGCACAAGCACCAGGTCAACTGCGAAAAATTAACGCCGATGCCATTGTTCAAGAAGCGCAAGCCAAGTATGCCCCAGAGAAGTTTGGTTTGGAAATCAACCTAACTCAATCTCAGATTGATCAAGCTAAAGCTGCAATCCGTGCATCTGACGCTGCGGCAAAGTTATCTGGCGCTCAAGCAACACGTGCCGAGGCAGAAGCTGCTCAGATGGCAATGGGCGTCATTCCTGCTGACAAGCGACCAGAGGTTGAAGGTAGGTTCCGCAAGGAATACAACGACCAGACCCAGCCATATCAGACAGTCAAGTCAGCCTATGGCCGTGTGCTTTCGTCTGATGACAGTGCGGTCGGTGACTTGTCATTGATCTTTGGCTACATGAAAATGCTTGATCCTGGATCTGTGGTGCGCGAGGGAGAATTTGCCACTGCACAGAACGCAGCCGGTGTGCCAGAGCGCATCATGAATATTTACAACAAGTTGATTACCGGTGAGCGTCTAAATGCTTCTCAGCGCAACTCCTTTAAAGGTCAAGCCAAAAACCTGTACAGCAGCGCATTAGAAAGTGAGAAAACAGTTCGTACTGGACTTGAGCGCATTGCCACTGGCTACGGTCTAAACACAAATAACATTTTCTATACAGCGGCCGAGGCTGCACCTGTTGCACAGACTTCTCCAACAGCAACGCCACTACCAGCTGCGCCTGCTCCTGCTCCTGCCCCTGCTGCGGCAACTCGCCCTGCTGCTGGTCAACGAAACATAACGGTGGATTACTGATATGCCGTACTCCATCACCACCAAAGATGGCATCACCATCAACAACATCCCTGACGATGTTGCACCAGATTCGCCTGATCTGAAAGCACGGGTGGCGGCAATTCGTGCCGGTAGTCCAGCTGCCCCGGCATCTGCCCCAGCATCTGCAATGGCGGCCCCAGCACCTGTACCGACACCACAAGCTGCCCCTGCTGCCCTGGCTGCAAGCGCACAAGTTACTCCAACGCAGCAAGCTGGACGAGACAAAGACGCTGTTCAGATTTTGACGCAGGAGTATCAACAAACACAAAGCAGAGTCCAGGCCGGCGACACAAGAGCGAAAAGTGATCTTGACTCAATTGGCCGAGAATTGGCACGCAAGGGTGTGAATGTTAGTGCTTTACCTGCCCCGGTAGCCCCTGCATCTGCTCCTGCATCTGCCCCCATTGCTGCACCGCCTCCAGCACCCGTTGCACCAGCCTCGGCAGCAGCACCAGCCGCACAGCCTCAGATGGGATTCTTTGAAGGTTTAGCCGAGCAGATTACAGGGGCAAGACGCGCAACACCTGAGACGCAAACGCTCCCAGAGTGGACATCAATGCCAGAAATGAATCAGGTGAGCGTGGCATCGTTCAAATCTGCGCTTGGCACGATGATGAGCAACCCCAAGGAAACGGTGCAGATCCTGCAAGCCAATTTCCCCGGCGTCCAGGTTCGCCAAGATGCCAAGGGCAATTACCTGCTGCGTTCGTCAGTTGATCAAAAAGAGTATGCAATCACGCCTGGCTTCACAATGGGAGACATTCCCCGAGCGATTGGTGGCATAGCAGCATTCACACCGGCCGGCGCTGCAAGAACTATTCCAGGCGCAATCCTTGGTTCGGGTGCTACGCAAGCAGCTATTGAAGCAAGCCAAGCGGCAACTGGTGGAAATGCTGGTCGAGGTGAACTTGCTGAAATAGGCATGGCAGCGGCTACAGGCCCAGCAGGGCAGATTTTGCAGCGAGTTGGGGCACCAGTAGTCCAAGCAGTCAGAAGCGGCGCACAGAGGGTTATGCCACGCCCTGGCCCTGCTCCTGCTCCACGAGTTGAACCAACCTTTGAAGCGCCACCTGTAACGCCAGAAGCACCACCTGTTGCACCAACAGCAGCACCGCCTGTAACACCAGCTGCCGCCCCAACTGCGACCACCACCGTGACCACAGAGGTTGTCAATAATCTTGTTCAGAAAGCATCTGGCACGGGTTTTGGTGCAGCAGCAGCACGCAACAAGCTGGCCGATCTTGCACAAATCAATGTTGGAGCCAAGGAAGCAGCCGACCGGCTCGGCATCAAACTACCTGCTGACGTATTCAGCGATAGCCCACAGGTGAGAGCAGCCGCAGGACTAACCCGTTCAGCCGCAGCAAGCGAAGCAGAGGCAGCATGGCGCACAACCGTTTCTCAGGCCGTGGAAAAGGCCGACGAGGTGATCAGGCAGTTTGATGCAACCTTTGTTGAAGGTGCAGTAGCGCCTGGTGTGGTTTCGCAGAAGATCAAAGACTCACTGACAGCAACTCGATCTGACCTAAATGCACAAGCAAGCAAAATTTACAACTCGGTTGACGAAGTAGTTCCCAAAACGTCAGTAGTTGAATTGCCAAAACTCCAAGAAATTCTTGCGTCCGTTAAAGCTGAAGTTGGCGAAAAAGGAATGTCAGCCGCAGAGCGCAATCTGGCCAAGATGATTGAAGATGGCAATGTCACGTATGGCCGGCTCAAGCGCGAAAAAACGCTAATCGGGAAAGCCATTGACAAGCTGGAGTCACCATACGGCAGCATGGCCGAAGCAGACCTAAAGCGCCTGTATGCAGCACTTGCTGACGATCAACTGACAAACGTGGGCAACATTGGTGGTGAGGAACTGCGCAAGCAACTGCGTGCAGCCAATCTGATTTACGCCAAAGAGCGCGCATTAGGTCAACGCATTGTGAATGCTTTTGGCCAGGACATTGAAGGCAGCGTGGCAAACAAAATGCGAACTGCCATCACAGGCGCAGCCAAAGGTGATGCGGGTGAGTTCAACCGACTGCTTAAAGCTGTTCCTGAAGACCTACGCAAAGAAACAATTGCCACAGCACTGGCATCCGTCACACGATCAGCCCGAGGCGCAGAAAAAGGCGGTTTTGGCTTCTCAGAATTTGCTGACATTTACCCCAAGTTACGTGCTAATCCGCCTGTCTACAAAACGATTGTGGAGACACTTGGCAAAGACTCAGCAAACGTGTTGCGCGATCTGTTTGAGGTATCCAAGCGCATCACCGAGGCCAGGGCCAATGTACTAACCACCGGTAAGGCAAATCAAGCATTTGCAAACCCTGAAGGACTTATTGGCAAGGTGATGGACAGCACTATTACTCAGCGCATTGTTACGACAGTCACAGGCATGGTTCCTGGCGGCGGTGCAGTGGCCCCTGACATTATCAAATTCATGTCAACAGGTGCAGAGGAACGAGTTAAAGCGGCCGGCAAGCTGTTTGCTGATGAGGCATTCCAAAAACTTGCAGTCGAAGCGGCAACCAAACCAGCACCAAGCGCAGCTGCCCTTCGTCGCACGGCCATGTCACAATCCTTTCAGAATTTTGCAGATGCAGTTAAGCTGCCAAAAGCACTTGATTCAAGAATCCAGTGGTTGCAGACTGCAACACAAGCCGGTCGACAATTTGATCAGGAGAACCAGTAATGTCCGCACTCTCAATTCAACCACCGTACCCGATCTTTACGGAGACGGATGGCCAACCTCTTGAGAATGGCTACATCTGGCTTGGCACGATCAATCTAAACCCAATAGTCAACCCAATCTCAGCCTATTGGGATGCTGCTTTGACCATTGCAGCTGTGCAGCCAATCCGCACGCTCAACGGTTATCCTGTCTACCAGGGTACGCCGGCCAGGATCTACGTCAACAGCGACTACAGCATCCAGGTGCAGAACCGCAGTGGCAGCGTGGTGTATTCAGCACCGGCTGCAACTGAGCGTTACAGCGATGTTGTTGTCACTGGCATTGATGCTGATGAAGTTTCCTATACTCTCAACAGAACAAGCGCCACTGAAAGAACCGTTGCCAATAAACTTGACGATACGATTAACATTCTTGATTTTATTCCTCAAGCAGAACACGCTGCAATTAAAGCTGGAACTTCAACATTTAACTGCACATCAGCAATTCAAGCTGCAATAGATACCAGAGCCGGATTGATTTACTGGCCTGCTGGTGTTTATTTGTGCGATCCGCTACAACTAACGAATCCAGATTGCAGCACGATGACTTGGGTTGGCGAAGGTTCTGGCTATAACGGAACTCTTGGAGCCAATGCAGGAAATGTAGCAACCATTCGTTGCCGTACTGCAGGCGCTGTATTTTTTGAATTTGACACAGTGCATCGTTTCCAAATGACAAACATTGGGTTTGATGGTGACGGATTGTGCGACATTGTTTACAAGCTAAAACAAAACTGCACATATCACACTTATAACGGTTGTTCGTTTGTAAACGCCAAGGCGACTACAGGTATTGTTGTTCAGCTTGGTGATGTTGTTAACAGTCAAGTCGACTGGACAACCTTCAATCAGTGTCTATGGCAAAACACCAAAGGCGCAAGACACGCTACTAGCGTTGTCTTACTTGGAACTAACACAATCAATAACACGCTTTATGGTTGTAGGTTTCTTGGGGCTGATACTCATGTAGCCCTTCAAGGAGGAAGTCAAACTACTCTTATCGAAAATTGCGACATCCAAGCGTATGACACTGCCGCAATTCAATCTGTTGGAAACTCAAGCTACACAATTCGTGGAAACTACACAGAATCAGACACAGGAACTTACTTCTTCAACGAATCTAGTGTTGTTTATCTGACCGGATCGGGCGTACTTTCTACAATTGAAGACAACCTTCTTAACTCTGCAAACACACTGATAAACGTCAGCGCTAATAAAGCTGTTGTAATCCGTAACAACCGCAGTGGTAGCAACGTAAATGTTCAAGCGCCTACCAGCGCAACTTTGTATTACATTGCCCAAATTTATAACAACCAGTTTGCTTCAACTGTTGTAGACGCAGGTAACACTGCGGCGCAATGGAACAATGCAATTGGTGGAACTGGTCTTGGCCCTGATTTTGGTCAGTTAATTGCGGTTGGTGTTGGAGATATGCCAGCGGCTGCGTCAGGCTACCGTAGGGCAAAAAAGCCAATTCAGCTTGGTGCTACGTCGGTTTATGATGGGTCTGTGTCGAGTAACTATGACACGGTAACTGGTGAGGCTTACGTTGCTGCGTCATATGGCAATAGTTTGACGTTTGGCACTGTTTCTGGGTATACCCGCCTTAACGCATCAACTGCTGTTGCAGCAGCTTCCGGCAGTGTGTTAACAATAAAGAGTGTCGGGCTTAGTGGGTCAAATTTATCCTTTGAACCGGGTACAAACAACGAGATTACTTTAGGCCGCGCTGGTTTCCGTTGGTCTGAAGTATTTGCAACTAACGGCACAATCAATACATCTGATGCAAGAGAGAAGCAACAGATTAGGACTTTGCTTGACGCAGAAAAAGCTGTCGCGTTGAAATGCAAAGATCTTCTTCGCGCTTTTAAATGGAACGAGGCTGTTGAGAAAAAAGGCACAAAGGCTCGCATTCACTTTGGCATTGTTGCTCAAGAACTAGCGGAAGCATTTAGGTCAGAGAACTTGAATCCTGATGACTACGGTATGTTTTGCTACGACGAGTGGGAAGATCAATACGAAAAGTCATACAAACTTGCCAAAGCTGGCAACGCTTACGGTGTTCGTTACGAAGAACTCCTAGTCTTTATCATTGCATCACTTTAAGGAGAGCCAGAGTGTTAAAAACAGTCACCAATATCATCAACGCCAGCCAGATTGCAACGCCGATTTCATTGCCCGGTGACGTTACTCTATCTACCGGCAACCTAATCATCGGCACATCAGGAAAAGGCATCGACTTTTCTGCCACACCAGGCACAGGCACAAGTGAGTTGCTGGCTGATTATGAAGAAGGCACTTGGACGCCAACTGATGCCAGCGGTGCGAGTCTTATATTTACGCAGGAGTATTCAACTTACACAAAAATAGGACGTTTGGTAACTTTGAATTTTAGAATAGCATTTCCAGTTACGGTTAATGCTTCTGATGTTTTAATTGGCGGTTTGCCATTTGCAGCAGCAGTGGCTGGATCGGGTTCAAGAATTGCAAATATTGCTTCTTTTATCTCTGGAAAAACAACCCCAACAACAGGTTTAATTGTCTCAGACACTGAATTTAGATTGTACGATTACGCATTAGCCAGATACACAAACGTCGGTTTGACTGGCGCACAGGTGTTGGCGTTGATTTCTTACATTGTTTAATTTTTAAGGTAATAACTATTATGTTACAAAAAATTGTTTTTGTTGACCTGATTGAAACCCTCGAAAACGGCGCTGTGCAGGTTCGCACCAAGACCGCTATCATGGAAGACGGAGAGCAGATTAGCAGCACGTTCCACCGCCACGTTATTGCCCCCGGTGATGACTACAGCGCCGAGGATGCCCGAGTGAAGGCCATCTGCAAAGCAACGCATACAGCGGCTGTGGTGACTGCTTACAAGGCTGCTGCCCAACCATGATTCGCACTGCCTCTGGCCTGATCTTGCGATACATGAAAGCATTTGGTTTCCAGGGCTGGACATCGTTCTGGGGCGTGATCTACATGGCGCCAGGCTATGAACTGCACCAAGGTCTGATCAGGCACGAGCGCAAGCACCTAGAGCAGATGGAACGCGACGGCAAGCTGGTCTACGCTATCAAATACAGTTTCTGGCTGATACGATACGGCTACTGGGCCAACCCCTACGAGGTCGAGGCGCGACAGGCTGAAGTTTTAATTAAATAATGGAGTTACTATGTCTACAAATTCACAAATTGCTTTCGCAGCTCTTGGCCAAACCATTGTTGTAGCAGCAGCTGCTGTTGCGCCGGCCGGCATCCAAGCACCTGTTAACGGCAAGCTGGACGCGCAGAATGCTGGTCAGTTTAGACTGATCAATGCTGGAGCGACAACCGTGTTTCTCGGCACTGGTGGCAGCGCAACGGTTGCAACGGCAAACGCTGTGGCTCCTACTGCCGGAAGTCCTACAGCGGCTATCGTGTTGCTGCCAGGTGCGGTGGAGATCCTGCGATTCAACATAAACACCTTTTTCTCTGGCCTTTCGAGCGCAGCGGCTACCGTCTACATCACACCGGGGCAGGGGCTGTGACAGACGATGATTTCAGACGCCTTGAAAGCAAGGTCGACAAGCTGACGGATGCCGTTGGCAAGCTGATCCTGTTCGAGGAACGCCAAGCCAACCAGGGCGCAAGGATTGGTGATGTTGAAACCAAGCTCGGAATTCAAGAGGTTCACTTGCAACGCATTGACAAAAAAGTTGACCAGTGGGTTAACCGTGGTGTTGGCGTCTGGGCAGCAGCAGCTATTGTCTATTCACTTGTCCAGTTCTGGAAGAAATGATTGACCTTACAAAAGCCATAGGAGCCGTTGCAGCAAGCATTGCAGCCATTGGTGGGGGCTACACCCTTGCCGACAAGTTTGGATGGTTTGACAGGGCCATTCTTGAGTGGCATCCAGAGCATTTCAAGATCATGGCAGAGGTCGGCAAGCCCATCAACGTCACCGTGGCTCGGGTAAAAAAACGTGATGATTGCTCAGTAGAGAGTTTTACCCCAAGTGTCCGTGATGCCGCAGGCATGGTGCATGAGGCAACCACAACAGCAAGCAAGTTTAGCGGCCCAGCAGGGCCAACAATTGACACGTTCACCTACCAATTGACGATGGTGAGGAAAGAGAAGATTGCGCCTGGGTCAGCTACTTTGCTGGCGACCATCAAGTACAAATGCCCAGAGGGTGAGCGCGTTGTGCAGTATCCCCGACATGCAAACCTGTCATTTTTATTGGAGAAATAATGGACTGGCTCAAACAGATTGCACCAACTATTGCCACTGCACTAGGTGGCCCACTGGCAGGCATGGCGGTGTCTGCTATCTCAAAAGCCATCGGCGTAGATGAAGCAAAGGTTGGCGACCTAATCAGCAACAACAAGCTAACCGCCGACCAGATTGCGCAGGTGAAACTAGCTGAAATTGAATTGCAAAAGCAGGCACAGGAACTTGGCCTTAACTTTGAGAAGCTAGAGGTGGAAGACCGCAAGAGCGCCCGTGATATGCAGGCCACGACTCGCTCAATGATGCCGCCATTGCTTGCTGGCGCTGTGACAGTGGGCTTCTTTGGCATCATGGTGATGATGTTCTTCAACCAGATCGACTCCAGCAACCCCGCTATTCTGATGATGTTGGGCAGTCTTGGTACAGCCTGGACGGGCATCATTGCTTACTACTTTGGTTCCTCTGCCGGTTCTCAGGCCAAAACTGATTTGTTGAGTAAAAAATGACACCGCACTTTACCCTTGCCGAGTTGACGCACACTGATCACCGCAGCCTGGACAACACGCCAAACGCTGCTGAACTGGCAAACCTGCAAAGGCTGGCTGAGTTTCTGGAGACAGTCAAAACTACGCTAGGCGGCAAGCCAATAATGATCAACTCAGCGTTTCGCTCCAAGGCCGTCAATGACGCTGTGGGCAGCAAAGACAGCAGTCAGCATAGGCTAGGGTTAGCAGCAGATTTCAAAGTGCCTGGGATGGTTCCTGATGCCGTGGTGAGGGCGTTGCTGCACTTGCCCTTTGACCAGATCATCCGCGAGTTTGACGCTTGGACGCACATCAGCATCAGCGACAAACCCCGGCGTCAGGCGCTAATCATTGACAAGCAGGGAACTCGGGTTTTTTCGTAGCAGTTTC